ACAAAATAACAATTGTAGCATAGTACCTCCAAGTTTTCTCTCCTATGATCAGATTGATTTCCATTGAGGTGATTAAGTATAAGTGGTGTTTTAAGATCGGTAGGTCTTTTCTGACAGTATCCACAGTGGTTACACTTTTCCTCAATGTATCCGTTAATAACCATTCTTCTTAATAGTTTTTCACGAGGGTATTGCGGATACTGACCTAATAGTATGTCATCAAGTTGAAATCTTTTTTTGGATACGTGTGTTTTAGATATACCTCTACCAGATTGATTCACGTGAGCATCAAACAAACTAATACCATCCTTAGTTTTATACAGCTTTGCAAATCTTTTGTAAAGGGTATAGCTCACACGCAGGTATTCTGCAGCAGCTCTGTTTGATCGAGTTACTCTCATTGCATTCTCAATCTGAGATTGCATCAGTATTCTAGTCCGTGCTTTCTTCATTGTAACTAAATATCTGTACTATAACTTTTCTAACAAGTGCTTTGCTGTTTCACATTTATCGTATTGCTCTTGCTGCTCATAGTACTGTAACGCTTGTTGCACCCCACTATTCCAATCCTTTTTGTTTGAGGTCATGTAAACACCAGTGCCGCTGAGTTCAAACAATCTTATGGAATCCCTACCAGACAGCACACCTTCCTGCACAGCTTGTAATATTCTATCGTACGTGAATTGTTGATTTTCTTCAAAAAAGGTTTCAGCTTCTTCTTCCTCAAGTACTGGAATACTTGGGATAGAGCTAAACTTGAAAGTGTCTTGCGTTTTGGTATCTGTGATTTCTATTTCCATTACATTATACAGATCTGCAAGCTTCCACACAATGGTGTCTCTTTGTTGTAGTCCCTTCACCTCCTCGCTATGAATGACCGAATCACCGTCCACTACCTGCACAATGTACAACTTTTCTTTCTTTTTTCCTTGTGGCGTTACTACGATCTTCATAACATATAGTTTAATATAAATAGTTACCGACTTACAGCATACAATCGTAAAAATTCTTTAAGATTCAAACCTTTTCGCAAAGAAAATATTATAGCTGCTCTATACCTACTTGATGCAACAATTCTAGATATTGGCTCCTTTGTACTATCTGCTCTGGAATAAAAATGATACATCAACATGACCTTATTTTTAATTTTTGTATTACTGTTAAAAACTCCTCAATAGTAAATATCTTGTTAGTTGTGTCTCCCTTGATTTTTATTAATGGTAATAGTTCTGGTTGCTGGTCTACAATCTTCATAAGAGTTTTGAGAGCGGTTCCAGCCCAAAAAACTCCAAATGAAGATTCACCAAGCAAGTTTGCTTCGTTAAGTGAATCACTATCCGTGTCACCTGGCATCATTAGGTAATATTGCATACTATTAGATCCTTTTCGTAGCTTTGTAAGCTGTTGATTGTAATTTTAAAACAATGTAATTCAAATTGACCTACATCACCAGAGTCTGTAAGTATTTCAGAAAGCTTTTGTACGATGTCAAACGCCTGCTGATCGAAATCCTTGGCGTTAAACTCAACCACAATATCGTTTTCACTATACGGATCGTTAAGCTTAGTGTGTAGTACTCGTTTGGATAAATCGTACTTGGTATTTGGTTGTTCATTTTGTGTGTATGTAGTGCTTAAAACATCCATATCATCGTCTATATAGATTCTATCGCACCAAGGCTCTAAAGACTCTAATAAATTGTAGTTGCAGTTGCGAACAACAAAAGCAATATTATACTTGTGAGGTATGATAGGATGTTGATATTCGTTGTTTTTAATCCAACTACCCCATTTTCTCAAATAATGACGTTGTGCAATAGCTGTCATAGCATGAAACTGTGGATCAGCTGTTATTCGTTCCACACCATCTTGAAACTGGCCACCTCGACAAGTTAAGTGATAGACAAACGCGTCGCGACTCTGCACACACTTCATTCCAGACAGAATCATTCTATTAAAGATGTCTGAATCCTCGTGATATGAGTGAAAGTATTCGTCATGTAATCCAATAGCTAATACATCACTCTTGTAACATGCCCACGGTGCAAATATACCATATGTAACTTGATCTTTATACTCAACACAAGCTTTATCTACAAAATTAGCAAACTCATCTTTCTTAAAGTCCTCCGGATACATTCCAAAATCCTTTACAATTTTTTCTAGACCTGGTGGATGTAGTGGTGGCTCTATTCTGGTAGCGGATACCACAGTTCCTGGTTTTAGATGTTTAACAAGATTAGCGTCAAAACCTTTGGCCATATACATGTCTGCATGGAACATACACACGGCATCAGTTTCTGCAGCCTCTATGCATCGGTTGTAGCCGGCTGCAATACCTTGTGGTTTGTCTTTATGATTTATGATGTGGTCAATTTTATTTTCTGCTAACCACTCAAGAGTGCCATCATTACTCGAATCCACCCATACAATTATCTTATTATCGTATGTTGAATTTTCTTGAATACTCTTTATAGACGACTTGAGATATCTTAAATTATTTTTACTCGGTATACAAAAGGTTATGCTCACAAGATTATTTAATTTTTTTAGTAACAAAGTACCAGTTCCACGAATCAACCAACTCATCAGGTAACTCTTGTTCTGATGTTTGTTTTGGTGCAGCAGTACATTTTAATGGTGATCCGGCTACTTCCACCGGTTCCCATCCGTGTATAGTACTAAAGTATATGAAGTTGTCATAGTCAAACAAACCACGATAAATAAAGTCGTGACCCATACGCCAATTTGGAACTGATATAAAGAAGGTGCTGTCGTCTTTAGTTATACCTCGACATTTATAGAGCACATCGCTAGGGTTTGCTATATGCTCCAAAAAATCATTTGCAATTACGAGATCGTAGTCTTCATCAAGATCAGACACATCAAAAAAATTCATTAAATCCTTCACGTGAAAATCCCCCCTATGCTCTCTCGCAGCAAAGACTGCTTTAGCATTGACTTTGTCTACAAAGGTGTAACTTATGTCGGGATTACTCTTCAGAACAAGTTGACCTAATACTCCAGGCCCAGAGCCAAGCTCTAACACCTTCTTATATCCATTATGTTTTATTATACTGGTTATAATACTAGCCTCATACTCATATCTATGAAGCCATGTTGTATCATCAACCCTCTCCTGACCGTTATCTAGTCCCCACTCATCGGGAATTGTTACGTTTTGATTTCTATACTTTCCGTAGTTTTTAAAGTTGTGTTCGGTTGATGTTCTATAAACTGCCATAATTAGTTGATTTTGTAATTTTGTCCGTAGTCCCTTAAACTCAAATATACAGAATTATATTCGGATTTGCTAAAGTAGTGATACATGTTTGTTTCTGCTGCTCTACAAAACTCAGATACTCCAATGTTTATTTTGTTTTGTTTAAAGGTGAGTGAGTTCATATGTGTTATAGTATTAAAATCTGATACTATCGTTTTGAGATTGTGTTTATCTGCGATGCAGCCTGCATATAAGTCTAATCCCCATCCATACATCAATTCGTTTGGAAATTGTTGTATTTTTTCCAAAATATCCCTTCTTAGTAGTGGTGCTTGAAAATCGATCCATCTCACTTCTCGCAATCCCTCTCCCCAATTCCACATTTGCTTCCAATGGCACTGCTCCATTGACGCGTTTATTATGCTTGGAGAATATACAGCTGCATTGGATTTCTCGGCTTCTTTTAACGATTGCTGTAGAAACTTAGGTCCATGAAACACCAAATCGTTGTTGAGAAAGTATAAGTATTCGTGTTGCGTTTGTAAAAAATACTCAAGTACAACGTTGAAACCACCACCAAAAAACACATTCTGTTCTAATTTGTGGGTTGTGTGTTGCGCTAATGGTTCTGCAGATCCGTTATCAACAACGATTAGCTCACATTTACTAAAGTGTGGGTCTCGTTTTAATTGATCAACTAGATTATCTGTCCAGTTTGGTAGGTTGTGGTTGAGTGTTGCTATTAACATATATTATTGATTTGATACCGTAAAATCACGTCCTAAGTCCCTACAACCTAATTGATCAGAAAACACTCCCTTGCACTGACCATAAAAATTCGTTGGATGGCATACGCCCCATACTTGATACATTTTACCGTAAATTGTAGAATCTAAGTTTCTAGTTTGCGGATATGGAAACCATACATTGCCCTGTACAAAGCACGACCGTCGGAACGATACTTGCGATGCATCACACGCACAGTCAGGATTAATAGGTGTAGTATGTACATTTAGATTTACTACGGATCCATGAAAACCACGAACTCGATTAAAATCATCAGATGCTTGTAAATATGTTTCAATTAATGGATTATAGTATTTCACCTTACTATATGCCCATATTACGTCGGGATTATTGGTGTAGTACTCTGATAAGTTCTTAAAATAATCTTCTGTAACTGCATCATCATCGCATAACATTATCACAATATCAGCATCAGATTCTTGTATTGCAATATTAGCATACTTTCCGAATATACTACCGCCCTGGAGTACCTTGTCTGATTCTGATTGACCTATACTATACTCTTTAATTTTAGAAAAACAATCGGTATCCTCTAAATAAGCTAGAATATGATCGTTAGATTTATTTTCTGAGTCATTTATAAATGCAATTTCAAAATTAGAATATGAAGATTGAGCAATACTATGTAGTGCATTTTTAACAATGTCAGGCCTATTATAGTAAAATAGTAAAATTAGAATTTTTTTAGTTTCCATATGTATCTACAAATTTTTGTATACTAGAAATAGGATTTTTTAAGTTAAGAGCTTCATATGTAATGATTTTATCATATTTCAACAACTTAATTAAACTTGAAAAATCATTATGTAGTCGACTCGAATTAAATTCTGACAAATTAACTTCTGAAATATGAATATGTTCTATATAATCATAGTATTTTTCAAATATAGGTAATACATTGTCATTTTCCAAAATTAAGTTATGAGTATCAATAACGGTCCTAATGTTTGTAAATTTACCTATCGAAAGAAAATCAACTATTTCAGCAATTCTATGAAAATACTCCCCTCCATAAATTTTAGCATTCGGTTCCAAACAAAGAATTTGATTTTTAGTTTTCAATAAATCATCGATTTGTTGAAATTTAGAAATTAATCTAGTTTTATCGAATACTTTACGTTGTCTCGGCGAACCCAATACGAATGTTTTCACACCGTGAAGTTTACCGGTATCAGATATTTGATTTAGTACTTCATACAATTCATCATCTAAAAAATCTTTGATACACGTATTATATAAAATAGATTGAGCCGATTTCGTTTCTAACAAGTATTTGTTATCGATAGCAGACTTCGCAAAAACTAGTTCCAAATTTGATATACCTATCGACAATAGATAATTTTGTATAGATTCTAAATCAGAATTTGATTCAAATATTAAATGGCTTACTGCTAACTTCATCAATTAATTTTTTAATTTCTAACAATACGGTATTTGAAGTTTCAATATATCCTGAATTAGATAATTTTGTCTTGTAATCGTATTCTATTATAGGTCCTAGGTTACTAGTTTCAACATTAACATTAAATAATTCAAACAATTTCGAAGTATGTAATGGTTCGGTAAATAGATTGAACGTACCGTGCAAGTCGATTGATTCTATTAAATGAACTAGATTATTGAGATTAAACCATTGATAATAGGAATTAACATTAATGGAATTTATATTGTTGTTATGTAAAAGATCATACAATACATTTTTTTTGATTTTATTACTAAACAATGCAGGAAGTCTGTATATTTGTATGTTACTACAATTCAATTCCTGTATCATTAATTCAAACAAATACCTATTCGATCCGTAGTCTAATTTTTTAATAATCGGTACGGTATGTTCATCTGAATGTATAGGGCTACCGTTATATACATCAATTGTAGATATTAAAACAATTTTGTTATACGAGTAGCGTTTAATTATGTTAAATATTTTATTTATATTTTCTAAATCAGCTAGTATATTACGATTAACCAACCACTTAGTAGCAGGTAAACATGCCAAATACAATTCTGAATTATTGATATTGAAATTATGATAATTTTCTATATTGGAACTGTTGAACTCCAAATCAAAATTAATTTTTTCTTTTAAAACTCCACCGACCAATCCAGTATTTCCAATTAAAATTTTCATGTAGATAAAATTTTAGAAATTGAATCTAATATGGGATATATACCCTGTATCTTACCCGTAAAACAATGTATTACGTTATCCGTTTTACTGATTACGGGATATCTATCTGAAGAGTTGGAGTTGAATTTAGATTTTACGGATAGATAATAATCGTTATATTCGAATTTATTTAGAAATTCCGTATAGTAACTAGATACCTTCTCTTCCATCAATTTTCGCTTATCTAGAATTAATTCAGAGGAGATACTATTATAGAATTTTTGAATTTCATTTATATCGTTGGAAATGAACATAGGCGTATGTTCAACATCGGTCATCGTGTAAAGATCAGACTTATACGGGAATATTGATAAGAATGGTCCGTCAACTACCGTTAAAGCACCGAATTCGATCGGGGATATTGACTTGTATACGAGTGATAATGTTAGTTCGTAAAATGAATCTATTACCGGATTTCGTATGAAATTATTAGTACAGTTTAAAATAATATCATACCCGGAGAGTTCATCGAAACTATATATATGTCGTTTAACGATAATATCTTTTAATAAGTTATCAAAATATTCCGTTACTCTACCAAAGTCAATATACATTTCATCCGTATTTATACAACCGGATACGTTATTCAAATTACTAGAACTGAACTCTGTATATCGGATACCGTCATATGAAAATATGTTTTTATAAGTTTCATAATCAATACTAGAGTTCTTTGATATAGCATATACGTTGTTATCTACGGACTTCACAAACTGACCATATTCATCGATGAATCGATTGAAAGTATTTTTACATAACATTCTGGTTCTATAATTTCTAGGATAATGAAATCCTAAATGTAATCTATTTTGATTGTTTGAGGATGTACCGTTGAATATCGAGTCTCGTTCATAAATAGTCACGTTATGTGACTGCATGAGATGTTTCGCTATATGACATCCAGTCCAGCCCGCGCCTACGATAGCTATATTCATGATCTTTCCATAATTTTTACATACTGATCGATATATCCCGATAAATCTCTTGAGTTTCGTTGCCATTCACGTACCCACCTAGTAGTTTCGATCTCATCCATAAAATGCTCATAACCTAAGTTTTTATCCTTGTTATCAGATTCTATATTTTCTTGCATACGAGTCATTCGTCTCAATGTAATGTCATTAAATGGACAAAATCTATAATAAACGATTATGAAATCTTTATTTATATTGCCAGGATCATGATAATGTCTACCGAGCGGATATGTTATCCTATCTCTGTTATGTAATAAACGAAGTCTTCTAGTGAGATATCCGGTATTCTGTGCTTTAATATGAGAGTCTATACGACCGTTATATGTAATTTCATTATTACTGTATACTATTCGATCTTCATAGTGAATACCATATGTTTTTTGTAAAAAAATATCAGTATCATAACTCGGATGTATACCTTCCTGTGAGGGATGTTCCACCATATTTAAAGCCGGTATTAACAATTCAGTGGGTTCATATATAGAATCTAATTTTTTGTAATCACCCACTAAAAATTCAGTAGTACTTAAACACATTTTCCATCCCGGATGTTGACTTTCTATATCTTCAATCTCACGATCCATAACTAGCGCGTCTAATTTTACATTTCTACTAGGTACGACCTCCCAAGTAGGACATATACTTTTTATGATTTCAACTGAACTATCTGTTGAATTGTAATCTACGATGATACCGTGATCAAAGTATTTCTTATGGTGTTTTAACCAAAATGGCAGTAGGTACTCCTCATTACGAATATGTGATACTAATGTTTTTTTCATGGTTTAAATTCAGATTTTAACAAACTATAGATAATTGAGTCAATATATTTTCCATTTTTTATTACCTCCTCACGTTTAACTCCTTCTTTTACGAATCCTAGTTTTTCATACAAGCTTATAGCACGAGTATTCGTACTTAGTACTTCTAACGATATTTTATGTAAGTCGTATTTTTTAAAAATAAAAGGTATGAATGCTAAGTATGAAATATAGCCCAAGCCCTCGCCCGTAAATTCCGGAGCGATATCACATCCAATGTATATATTTCTATTCTCAGGACAATAATTCGATGTTCGAAAATATCCTATACTACGATGTAAATACTGTATGATATAATAATCCGGGGAGTACTTTTTGATCCATTCCTTAGTCTGAGACTCTGTATACGTGTTAGAATTATGCAAAAATTCGCTTGCATAACCGTTACGAATTTTATTAATAAACTGCGCATCAGAATCCGTTATCGGTTTAAACTCGATTACATTATGCTGAAGCTGAGCCGGTACTATTATTTCAGGTTCAGATTCCGTACCAAAATATATTACTTGATCTAAGTTTGGACTATTTTCCTCAGCATTTAAAAAAGGCACTCTAGTAGTTTTTGATACATCTTTAATTTTATATTTTGATGATATGTACATTAAAAACTGTATTTGTATATCTGAGCTTTTTTCGTATGATACTAATTTTTAAATCTTTTTAGTATATTCTGGTAGATTGAAAATATCACCATGATTAGTATACATTTCTTTTGCTACTTCATACGGTAATAGTCCATTACTGATGGAAGCATGAATAGGATGATATGAATAATTAACTACTTGAGCCACATATCCGGTCGTATCATCAATTTCATCTACGAAATACTTGTAAAAATTCGATGCATTTGGAATATAATCATCTTCAATTAGGAAATAGTAATCGGTTGGCTCGTGTATTATCTGTTTAATGGCGTCATTCCATGCACCATATGAGAAATGTTTGTTATTCCTGTATATAACCGACACGGGTATTTTACTATTTTCCTCTTTTATCACATCATATATACCTCGATCGATAGAATTGTTATAACGATTAACTGAGAATACTATTTTACTGATATTAGTATCGTTAAGCTCATTGATTTTTCTTATGTGACGACGTACGAAGTAGTAGATATCAACATCCCAAATCTTATTATAAAAATCGGATCTTCTAGGACCTAAATATGTGGATACGATATACGTTATCATCACCAACCCTTTTTGATACAATCTACAATATATTCTCGTTCTTCATCACTCACCCACCAACCTACAGGTATGGAAACCACTTTACCTATCGTCCTATCCAAAGTAGGCAAACTAGATTTGAATTCTCGAACGCAGGTATGTTTGTCGTTTCTTTCATGTACCTGCGATACTATTATATTACATTCCTTCATATGTCTGTAAAATCCGTCTCGATCATCCACGAGCATACTGTATATCCAGAATGCTGACTCATGTCCTTCATGTCTGTCTAACAATTTCAATCCGTTTACATTTGACAAATGAGTATCGTAATATCGTGCATTTGATTGATGCTTACCTACAATTTCATGTACATGTTTAAGATTTTCAATACCAATAGTGGCACATATATCGTTCATATGAAACTTGTATCCCCACTCAACAATATCGGCTTCACATCTAAAATCCTTTCGATTACCCTCTCGATCTATACCATACCATCGAATCAATTTAGCTCTATTGTAAAGATCCTGATGCGGTAATACTAAAGCGCCGCCATCTACAGAAGTAATATGTTTAATTGCTTGAAATGAATACATTACCATATTACCGTGATTACCTAAATACTTGCCTTTGTATTTGGATCCAAATGAGTGTGCACCATCTTCAATCACAGCAGGTTTAAATCCATACAGCTTTAAACACTTATTTTGAATTTCTTTGATTTTGTCGAGATCATTTGGATAACCACCCCAATGAACTAACATAATCACTTTAGTTTTTGGTGATATCTTTCTTGATAGATCATCTAAATCTATGTTCAAAGTTGTCGAATCTATATCAACCCATTTTATTTTTAGTCCGTGTGCTAGTATAGGAAAGTTAGTGGCTGTACAAGTTAGTGCTGTGGTTAAGACCTCATCACCCTCCTGTAAGCCCGGCCAACCAAAATCTATTGCAGAATATCCATCAACTGCAACAGAACCTCTGGGATTTTTTAACAGATGTAACGCTAGGTGTAGTCCTGAGGTTCCAGAGTTCAGTGTTACAACTCTATCGGTACCTATAAACTCTCGTAGACTGTCTTCAAACTCCTCCACTTTTGGACCTTGCCCGATATAACCACTACTCAACACTTTCGCAACCTTACTTCCTACTTCAGGAGACATAAAAACTTTAAACAAATCTATTTGTTTCATATAACGCGTTTAATTCCACAAACCATACCATAATCATCGTACTCTGGAACACCGCCCCATTTACGAATGAATTCGTGTCCAGACTGCTGTTCCCCTAATATATTACTTTTATTCCGATTTTCCAAACCTTTGCCAAAAAATCCATTGCCGCCTCGTCCGGCAAAATGGTATACTAAACTAGATCCAATCGTTTCGTATTTGTATCCTGCCTGCCGCATTCTTAAAAATAGATCCATATCATCAAATCCGTTAGGCTTAAATATAAGATCATTACCTCCGATGAAGTCCCAATCTCGTTTCCTAATAATAAAACTACAACCCTCTGCTTTAGGTACTGAAAAATCCTTGTATTCGTTGACAAACTCCTCTGCTATAGACTCAAACTTATCAACATCAAAATTATCAGGCATGTCACCACATATCTTAGGATCGATCATTACAGTGGCCGGCCTATCAGGCTCATTGCCGTTATGAAATATGTTAGGTTGTATTCTATAACTAGACACTATCACTCTTTCTGAGTCCGGGTATGATTCTATTTTATCTAGAAGTGCTTTATCGAAATTCTTATAACAATACATATCCGCATGAATAAAGTTAATAAACTCAGTTTTTACTTCCTGAGCACATCTGTTCATGCCATACCCATTACTTGAATCCTCACACCTAGGTTCAATTATTGTCGTAATATTATACAAACTCTTGTTAGCTTCTAACCACTCATTCGTATCATCTGTACAACCGTCGGCAAACACTACGAGTGGGCTGTAATGATACTCATTTTTTCGTATTGACTTCACAGCTATCTTGAGGTATGGAAGTGAATTATAGGTTCCAATGCAGTTGGTTATTTTAGATTGTATCATACAAAGCGTTTTGTTTTTTGAGCGTTTTAACAAGGTTAGCAGCGAGCAATTCGGAGTACGGGTTGATACCGTTTGCAATTTTTGATCCCTCAGCACTTAAAAAAACTCTACCTTTGGGAAAGATTATAAATACACAATCATAACCAACAACTTGTGAATAATCGCTTATATTATAATGATCAGCTTTTAGAGCGTGCATCCAAGCAAATTCAGTTCTCATGTTTGGGTGGTTTGCTGGAATAGTACCTTCAAAACCCATTTCTGTTAGGAATGCTATTTTTAACATCATAGTGTTGCAAGTTGTCTTCCATAATCATCATCTATTCTAACGATATCGGATTCATCACACTCACCAAGCTGAGTCTCAATTATGATTAAATCCTCTGCACCAGTATTATGTATTCTGTGGTGGTCGCCTAGATTAATAGTTAGCACATCTCCAACACCAACCTGACGGTTAGTAGCATTAAGAATAAAATTACCCACTCCTTGAGTAATTACCCAATGCTCGGATCGCTTGTAGTGAAATTGATATGATAATCGTTTACCAGGATTCACAACAAGTCTCTTAACCGTATATGTAGTGTGTTCCGTCAAAACTTCAAACCAACCCCAAGGTCTTTTCTCATATTGTGTCATATAAAGCGTTTTGCTTTTCTTGTTTATCAATAGTTTTTTCGTGTATCAAATACATTTCGTCTGGAAGTGGTGCAAAGGTGTTAAATCCATTTAATGTTTCGTGTACTGGATTAACCCACTTAATTACACCATTGTTTCTATAAACCCTCATTTGATAATCAGGCCAGTTTATTCTCCCAGCATCATCTGAACGCCATCCCCACCTTGCTATGTGCTCTGGTGTTATTCCATGAACAATATTTGCTCTTGGTACCACAAACACATCTACTTCTGGATTACTCTCCAAGATTGTGACAAGATTGTGTTGAAAACCTTGTGATGGAATCTCATCAGCATCAATATTGACTATGTAATCTCCAGTGCACAGTGATGTGAGTTTGTTTTTCCACTGCGAAAAGTTTTTATTAAACTCTCCCTTATACCAAACAAAGTCAGCTTTATCGACCGACTTTGCTCGCAAGTAATCTTCAACACCTTGTGACCCATTAGTTTGATCGTACAACACAACAATCTCATCAACAGGTCTTTTGTGTTGGGCTAGATAGTTCAACAGCTTTTGTAGTTCAACTTCTTCATTGCACACTGTGATTGCGTAACTTATTTTCATAACCCGTTATGTTTACAACATTACTCTTTAATAAATCCTAAGAACTTACAAGCATTGTAAAAGTCATTACTAGCAAAGTTCTGACCCTTGGACATATCAATACGTCTTGTGTAATACTGATCTTTTTGCCCTGGAATAGGATACTTAACTTGTTCTTGTGCTGGAATATCTACTGCAGGTGCTGCTTTCCAACACCAATCATTCTCACTTGTTCCATCTGGGAATATGATTCCAAATGATGGAAAGTTAAGTACGATTGGATACCATACCAAGTTTGTGGCTGGATCAACCCAGCGTAATGCTTTAATAAGCTCTGCTGTAGTTTCTTCGTACTGCTCTACGTGTTGTGAGCCAACTACATTTAATGTGTTTGAAGTGTATCCACACTCAATGCACATGTAGCTTTCAACAACAGTACCGTCAGGCAGTGTTTGTGATTCTTGAAAGCAGTTGTGCGACCCACAATGTGGGCAAGTAATTTTAGTAGGTTCCATATTCGATGCTGATTGCTGTTCCATTATTTTGATCCATTAAGTTACGTAATAAGTTATATATATCAATGCCACTTACCACTTCAAACTTACTAAAGGTTTGTTCAGTTTCAAGTCTAGTTACTTTGTATTGTACGGAGTGTGATCCTAGCAATGCGATAAGATAGTTGTGTGAGTATTCTGTGTATGTTGACACATAATACTTCATTTGTTTGTTTTCGTTCATTCTACTTTTTTAAGTTTTGGTAATTCTATTTTTTTCAAGGTGGGTAGTTTAAGTTCTACCTGCTTTGGAAATTCTGGCAAGTATTTGTCGAGATACTCCAACAGTTTGTTGCTCATTGCTTCCAAGCTAAAGTTTGTTTTTACGTGATGCGCTTGTGATTTACACAGCTGTGTACTATCTTTATAGTTTTCGTATACGGATTTCATCACACTTGCAGCATAGCCATAGTCTGCTGTGAACCATTGAGATTCCTTAAGGAGAACATTATCCCAAGCAGCTGATGGATGTACATTTGTAAGCTGGCCTGGTAATAGCAATGCATACTTAAGAAAATCCAGATGACCAGACCAGTTTGTTGCAATGATTGGTTTTTGTGATAGTGATGCTTCTGCAAGAGGTCTTCCATAACCTTCACCTTTAGTTAAAGTAACGTGTGCTTTCACTTTAGGGTGATTATACAAAGAGTTCATTTCTTCGTCAGTCAAATCACCGTGAAGCAAATATATGTTAGGTACCCTCGAAGACTTCATTGTAGCATATATCTGCTTAATCTTGTTGAGTATGTCTTCACGATCTAATGCACTGAAGTCTGCTGATGATGTTTTAAGTATCAGCGCTGGTTGATTATGTGATGCTTTGTTTTTGAAAGCTTCCAAGAAACACTTAATCAATGCCGATACGTTTTTACGATCTTCACCAAAATCACCATTCAGCCAGTGACCAACAAACAAAAAACAAAAGTCTTCTTTGATCTGACTTAACTCATCTACTACAGATTTATCAAGTGTCTTTGTTGGAAAGTACACACTAAGATCAACACCCTCAAACAAAACCTCAATAGGTGTAGTGAGTTTCAACTCTCCCTCAGGTTGGTGTGTTTGTTGATTAACCTTTTGCCACACAGATTCTTGCAATACCTTTTTAGAATGCTCGGATGATGTAAGTACAAGATCCATCCTGTTACAACCTTCAATCCAAGGTCCAGATGCAATTGTTGTTTCAATACCAGCTGTGATCCCGATATTATACTTACCCAGTCTCTGGAACTCATTAGGTACTGTGATTTGCACAAATACCTCAGGTTGTCTGTCTAAGCGAGGTTCTGTAAGCATGCAATCAAGTATTGCTTTATGCTTAGGGTTTTCAGTGTCCAAGGCATTCATTGGTGTGTTTCCCCACCTTGTGTTCCATATCTTCACATTGTATTTTCCGGATTGGATTAGTGAGTACGCAATATCTACACTACGACTACCATAACCAGATCTTGTGGCTACTGGTGCCATTAAAAGTAGCGTTGGTTTATTATTCATAACTGTTTTTATTTATGTAATTGTAAAGTAACTCCGGTTTTTTTGTTGCTGTATTTAGCAAGTTGCTCTTGTGTATTATACAAAATAAATCGCTTGGGGGCAACCCAATTTACTAAAACATTATCAACAGCTTTGGAAAATCTCTCACACATTATTTCAGCTGTAAACCCAGCTTCTTGTGAACAAGCCCACTCACGTCCTGCTAATCCACATTCCTTACGTCTCTCAGCATCAGTGCTATACCAATACATAATTGCTTTGGCAACGTCTCTTATGTCACACCTATCATCAAAGATGTATGGCGTTGGAATAGAGCCTTGTAGGTTTATAGCAGCTGGAAATACTGGATATACCCACTTGCCATGTGCTTGATATTTACCACCGTGATTAGATCCAAAATCTTCGTTGAAAGAGATCCACTCACCATTCTCATCTGTAAAACGGCATTGATCTTGTAATCCACCGGTTACATTGTTAATAAGAACACGCCCAGTCATTAAACCTTCTGTACTACTCAAACCCCATCCCTCGTTTGAGGCAATGTTGATTACTACATCACAAGCATTGTAAAGTATGTTGATATCTTGTGTGGAAAGTCTAGCATCTGTAATGATTACATTTGATTGTATTTCCGGACAAACATGATCAACTACAGCTCTAAGATCTGTACCATTTTCATCTGCAAGTTGTGTGTGCAATACAAAACGCACCTTAGGCTTCTCAGTTTCTGGTAAGGTTTCCCAAAACAGCTTGAATGCTAAGATTGCATCCGAAGTCATTTTTCTACGAATGTTTCTGTTGTTGTATAGTAACACAAAGCTAGGATCTACATCTCCAAACAACTGCTTTCTTACTCCCTGTACTTTTGGATCATTACGGTCAATAGGGTAAAACAGCTTGTGGTTGATTCCGTGAGGAACATAACAAGTCTTAGGTAGTGACTTGCTTATGATTTCTGCTGGCGGGTTAGTGTCTAGATTAACGTAGTTACCCTTACCCAATACTAGTCGTGCAATGTTATCCGATTGCTTACTGATGCCCATTAACAAGTCACAAGACTCATAATAAGGTCTATTGTAGTGTGGAGCTGGCAAGTCATCCCAAATGTGATAATAGAATATGGGTATGCGCTGTCTAAGCTCTGAGGACATTCTGTATAACCAAATCCAATATCTTGGATCTGTGAAATGCACAATTGCGTCAACACTGTGACGCTCAATCAACAATCGTACAAGTTCCGGATCACCATAACCATTATACGGATATAAAAGAACACTAGAATCTGTTAGTCCAGTTTCTTTATTAACGTCTGCGCTAAGATCTTGGATTTTACCTACGTCAGGATGGTTGATTGCTGCTCCAACGTGTACAAAATTGTATTTGTGAGCATTTCCAATAATAAGCTCACGAGTCATTGTTCCAATACCACTTGGCAATCGCATGTCGTCTGCCAAAAAGAGTATGGTCTTTCTTTTGCTTTTTTCAATGTAACCTTTCATATATTTAATTTGATGTAACCTATATATAGCGATTTTTATCCAGACTTGCTACTAATTAGCCTTTTATCTTGGCCTATTTCTGCAATGTCTTTTACCAGTCAGGTATGGTTTAGGGCAGGAGGTTCCTTTCACGTGAAAGTGCCCACATTTACCACAGCAGGTGCTCTTCTCCTCTTGCAACGCCCATTTGTTAGGCGCTGAGTTCCAAGATTGTGTTCCTGACGATCGACTCTGTTCTATTTCACGGTAATTGCCATTTGGATCTATCTTACCAACTATCATCCAATTACCTTCTTTAGCAAATTGAGCAGCTCTCTGTGTAGTTGTCAACATTACCTTTTTACCATCTTTATCGGTAAGCACTGAGTAATTTTCTGGTTTTGTAAGCTTCTTGGCAGCATTAACTAGGTTATGCATGCTTGTAAATACAGCGTCACCGTATGCTATTTTAGGTTCCATAGCCTCTTTTATATCACCACAACTGTCACATTCGTGATCCGGTGAAAACATAAAGTTGTCATACACAGAACCAATATAATCTGCTGATTTTGTTATTTTTGCTTGGATCCAACCTTCCAGCTCTTGGTGACCTCCTTTCTCAAGGTGATCTGCTAGTTGACTAGCTCTATGTGCTAATGATCTTAGATCCGTAATGGCCATTTCAATTTCATGGTCATCTGTTTTCCCAGTCATTTGCTGGTATAAATCTTCTACGATTTTTGATAGCTTCATTTTATTAGTTTGTGTATTTTTTACTGTTGGTTTAATATCCTTTATCAACGACTACATCTTTCTTGATGCATCTATTAACATAGCTACAAAGTGGTTGTAGGTTTGTATAGTGAGATAGCTTGAAGAGCTCTTCTTCGTTTTTAGCAAGGGAGATCGGAGTGATATGGTCAATGTCCCAGCCAAAATTAGGTTCGCCATTATACCTACCTCTATTTTCCCAATTCATCCACGACTCAAATTTTGACTCCAAATATTCCTTAAACTCTTTATAGCTGCATCCAAGCAGTTGCTCAGTCTTGTATTGTTTTTTGATCCCTTTAAGTCTAAGCAGCTCATTAATTCTGCTTGCAAGATTTTTCCTTATAGCGTAGGAAGGATCAGTTTTATACCTTACTTTAGATCTCTTGTTATTCTTAGAAAGAATAAGATCTCTATTGTCTAAGTAGTACTTTTTTTGATACTCTTTTGTCTGCTCTTTTATCTTTATTTTATTAGCATTTTGGTAGTTGCGTTGATACTCAGCTAAAACTTCCTTGTTTTGTTCAGCGTATCGTTTATTATACTGCCTAAGAGTTTCTTTATTAGCTTGATAGTAGTTTTTATTGTGCGTAGAGATTTTATCTTTGTTTCTGCAATTATATGTCTTTTGTCTTGATTTAGTGCACAACTTGCAAAAAGTGCTGTACCCATTCTTTTTTGTAGAGTCTTTGTAAAACTCCTCTACAACCTTAGATTGTTTACAGCAAGAGCAATATTTCACACTACTTTCCATACTTTTTTTCATCACACCAAAATCTAAACATCATGTTCCCTCTTAAATAAGCATCTTCTTCAAGTTTTCTTAAATGCGGATTGTTTTGTGCATACTTAGGGTCTGTACCACCCTCACCAATTTTCTCGGGTGTAAGTTCACCACTTAGATTTTGAGCGTGATGGACCATTTCGTGAGCGAAGCTTCTTAATATGTCTTTAAGATGCCTACCGTCAGTGTATAGCACTATAACTTTATTTACTGGGTCGTAGTGACCAGTTGAGCTGTAAATTCCAGAATCTTGTTGCGGAGCATTGTTTAATCTCACAGTGGGATATGGGTACACATTAGCACCACACCCCTTCATGTACTCAGCTAATTCAGCCATTAAACGTTTTATCATGCCAGCCTATATGGTATAAATATCTAGGTGGTAATAATAACAGCTTGTTTCCCAGCTCTTTTTAACTCTCTAAGTAGATTATTTACCTTACTATCTTGTGTATTGGTATCATCAAATACCACACACTTATCCACATACTGAGCGTATATTCTAGTTCTTTGGTGGAAGCTTTTATTGGAATATGGTTTATCATAATATCCTTCAGACATTAAGCTGTATAGGTTTTTTGGTGTGTGTGGTGGATTCATTTCCTTGTAGTTGTATCCCAACTCTAAAGCATACTTTTTCACATGCTTATCTGCTCCATACAAGTCACCCAAACCAATAATAACAATTTCACCATCAAAATGCTCTTTAAGCTTGTGTATAAGTGTTTTAATCTTGACTTTGTTTTCCCATGTCTTGGTTCCTGTTATACCGATCGTCAATTTGTTCATATAACTGTGTTAATGTGCTTCCTAATAAATTCTGTACGTGACCAGGTTCAAAGGCGGGCCATCGCCATCCAGCTTCCCACCCTTCTTCTTCAAAATACCTTACAACCTTTAACCACTTGTTACGCCAATACTCTCTTGGATAAACATCAGCCCAACTCAACATTGTTGTGTTAAATAACAAGCAAAAGTCCAAAGCTAAACCAAAGTTATGAGGACTGCGACCCGCTCTGTGTACTGTTTGTATGTCACCAGGAATAGTTCTTCCAAATCTAAACAGTAAGTCTTGTTGGTCAAGTGTACGACTACCCCACACAACATACACAGGAATTTTTTCTCTATGACACCTTTCAAAAACCCTAGTTGCTGAGGGAATAAGTTTGGTGTTGAGTGTATTGATTCTTGATATCGATACATCCAAAAACTTACTCATACTATTTTTCTTTTTTGAGACGTTCTTTGCGAGGACATAAAGATTCCTCAGACTTGTAAGGACAGTAGTTGCAAGCTGATGATGTGACTGCTGGATATTCACCAGTTAAGTTATATTCACCCTCAACAGTAAAGCAATTCTGTACAAAGTCCATAAACAACTTTCCTATCTTGTTGCGGGTAGGTTTTCCACTGGCAGGTATAAACGTTTGTATGCGTTTAGGTTTAAAGTCGGCTTGCTCGTTAATTTTACGACGTACAATAATATACTCAACATCAATCATCTCAGGATCCACACCAAATTGCTTACCATAAAACTCTTTGTATAGAATAAGCTGAGCTGTCTTGGAAGTATCAGCTTTTTGATACTTGTTCCATCCCATTGTACTTGTCTTAATGTCGTATATCTTGATACGGCCATCCTTTTCATCTTTAATCACAACATCAATAAATCCATTAAAGGTTACGTTGTGTATAAGCTGTGTTTGTAATGGAACTTCAATACCAACAAGCGAGTGCTGCTTTGTAGAAAAGTACACACGCCTGTTGGACTTGAAATACTTGAGAATAGCCTCCCCATCAAGGAAAAATTCGGCTAACTCTTCGGGAGTGCTATAATGGTTGTTACCATTCTTCTCAAGCGATAGTTTATACTCCTCAAACATTGCTTGTTTAAGATAGGCACCGAGATCAATCTCATCTGCCTCCTTAACGGACTTGTTAAATAAAACATCCAAATAATGTTGTAGAGTCTTGTGGAATGCACTACCAAAACACGTGTTTATGTTTTGCTCGTATTTACGCAATCCATCAATATAATCTAACTTCCACCGTTTAGGACAGTTAGCGTACAACGAAAACTGAGAGTATGATACTGTTTTGTTAGCCATATCTCAATATACAAAAAAATTATGAGTTTTGCAACTCTCCAGTTTCCGGGCGAAATTCCTTGTTGATATGACCACACTTACTGCACGCAAATGCTTGCACCGGAACCAGCATCTCCTCACCTGTTGGGGAGAGGAGAGCTGAAAACTGGCGCAGCAAGTAGTTCATCACAAATTGGTCATTTCCACACTGTTCGCACACATATACCTGTGCCTGCGATAGGTCCAAGCCTTGAGCGGCTATTTGTTTAGATCCAGTCATTTTTAGTAGTCGTAGGTTTGTTGCTTATCTTGTTTATTTTCTTCTGGGTCAATAGTGATCACACATTCTGTGGTCAGTAATGTTCCGGCTGCAGATGTTGCAAGTTCAAGTGCTGTACGAGTAACCTTTGTAGGGTCAATGATACCAGCATCCACCATAACAACAAACTTATCATTACGTGCATCATATCCAAAAATATCAGCTGATGGACTTTCTGATACAATGGTATCCAGCTTTGCTTTAATTGCTTCAGCACTTTTTCCAGCATTCTCGACGATTGCTTTGAATGGTGCAAAACAAGCTTTCTTTACAATGTTTACACCAGTTTGTTGATCTTCATTTTCACACTCTACCGTAACACCACTACAACCAAGCAAAGCAATACCACCACCAGGAACAACACCTTCTTCAACAGCTGCACGGGTAGCATGTAGTGCATCATCCACACGATCTTTCTTTTCTTTAAGTTCAATCTCAGTTGCAGCTCCAATATTCAATACAGCTACACCACCAATCAACTTACTCATACGCTCTTTAAGAAACTGCTTTTCGTAATCGGAGTCAGCTTTTTCATACAAAGACTTAATGTCTTCAATACGATTCTTAATTGCATCGCTATCACCTGCACCATCCACAATAATAGTTTCGTTTTGGGATACTGTTACAGTGCGAGCTGTTCCAAGCATATCGGTTGTAAGCTTTTCAAGTTTCATTGCCTTTTGCGCAGATACAACTGTACCTCCTGTTAATGTTGCAATGTCTTCGAGATTGTGGATCTTACGATCACCAAAACCAGGAGCTTTGATTGCACATACGTTAAGTATTCCGCGAGCTTTGTTTAACACCATTGTTGCAAGTGCTTCACCATCAACATCATCAGCAACAATCAACAAAGCTTTGCCTTGTTTGCTTGCAGCTTCAAGTAATGGTAGTACTTCTTTCACACTGCTGATCTTACGATCGTAAATCAAGATCATTGGATTTTCCAGTGTTGTGGTCATTGTGGAATTGTTTGTTGCAAAGTACGGTGAAATGAATCCACGATCAATTTGCATACCATCCACTATCTCCAAAGTTGTTTCTGAGGTTTTACTTTCGTCAACTTGGATCACGCCATTTTTACCTACACTGTCCATTGCCTCTGCAATCAAGGTGCCAATGTTGGTGTCGTTGTTTGCAGAGATTGTTGCGATTTGCTTGATCTCCTCACTACTTGTAACATCGCGACTAATGTCACGCAAGTTATCAATAATCTGTGTAGTTGCTTTATCCATCCCACGTTTAAGCTCAACTGGATTAGCTCCAGAGTTGATTGCTTTCAATCCCTCGTTGTACATGTATGATGCGAGTACAGTTGCAGTTGTAGTACCATCTCCAGCGTGTTTAGCGGCTTTCATGGAAACCTCTTTGATTGCTTGCGCACCAATGTTTTCAATAGGATCTTTTACATGAATTTCTTTTGCAACTGATACACCATCTTTTGTAATGACTGGTGAGCCGTTTTCTTTTTGTATCAATACATTGCGTCCACAAGGACCAAGTGTTGCTTGTACGGCAGATGATAGTTTGTTTACTCCGGAGCGTATTTTTTCACGAGCCTCACTACCAAAGCTCAGGTTTTTGATTTTACTCATACTATAACTTATTTTACGATTTTGGTTAAAACATCACGCTCTTGGATAATGTGGTAATCAGTACCTTCATACTCCATTACTTGAGCTGCGAATCTTTGGTACACAACAATGTCACCAGGTTTGCAGGTTGTTTCTACAAATAGTCCAGGTGCTGCCCAGAAACCAGGTCCTGCTGTGACCACTTCGGCCTTTAATGTTTTTTGCTCATCGATTTGTGGAAGAATGATTCCTCCATCGCTTACCTCGTCTTGTTCGACGGGCTTACAGATCAGCTTGTCGCTGACTGGTTCAAAGTTTGACTTTTTCATAATGTAACTAATTTGGTTATAACTGCTTTTTAATAAATATACTGCTTTTTTAAAACAATACAAACTTTTTGTTGGATAATTTATGTATGCCCCTCACCAAACGAATCTGCAATGTTTGGTTCAGCAACTAATCCAGTTGGAATTTGTACTGTGTTTTCCATATGATGCTTTACTATTGATGCAACTTGATCTGCTATTTCAGCTTTACAATTCACTACAAATTCATCATGTATCTGAAGCATGATATATGCATCCAATCCCTTTTCCTTAAACTCTTTGTGGATCGCAATAGCAGACCTGTTCATAATTGAAGCTGCTAGTGATTGTATTTGGAAATTTTTTGCGTTGTTGAGTCCGTTCTTGTATTCCATCCTCAGCTTCATTACTTGATCAGTTTGGTCTTGTGTTTTGCACATTCCTTTAATCATCTTGAAGGACTTTGGATCAATAAGACTGTCCTCAAACTTTTCATAAATAGCTTTTACTCTATCTAAGTGTCTTATCCGACCAGTCTTGTTTTTAATAAATCCAAACGCCTGTGCCTTTAAGTGTGTATCACTCATCCACCTTGCAAGCTCTGGAAATCCATCAAGATATCCATCAATAAGCCTTTGTGCTTCGGGCATCGATATACCAAGCGATTGTCCAATCTGCCAAGCACCGGCACCATAGGGAATTGCAAGTGCAATACTTTTTGCTCTTTGTCTTAGCTCTGGTCTAACTGTTTTCACATAGTTAGGATCTTTCTTTTTCGCTGAAAGTCCTTTAAGCTTAAACGCTTGTATTGCTACTCTACTATATAGATCCTCGTTATCCAAGAATACGTTGATAAGATTAGGGTCGTTACTAACAGACGCAAACACACGAGGTTCTAGTGATGATTGATCGCATATAATAAACTTACGTCCATCTTCAGCTTTAAGAAAGCTGCGAAGTATATTGTTGTATTTAAGTACTAAGTCACTTAATTCACCTTCTTCAAGTACTCGAGGTAGTTGTTGGCAGTCAGAACTGAATCGTCCACTTGTGGTCCCATACTGTTTAAAATACCAGTAATATCTACCATTCTCATTACCATCCAAGAACCGATCTATATACGCACTGTTAATTTTTGTTAGTTTGTTGTAGTCTCGTAATTTTGCTGCCCAACTATGAGTGCTGCTAAGATGTTCAATGATGTCGTCGTTAAATTGATCAGTCCCTTTGCGAGTTTGGCTTAGTGGTTTAATTCCCATGTACTTAAACACAATCTCAGATAACTGTTGTTTTGAGCTGATGTTTATGTATGCACCTTCTTTTTCTTTCCACATTTCCAAACTCACCTTCATCGCATCTTTAGGATCAAGATCGTTTGGATCACCACTAAATAGAAACTTTTGCACTCCATCTGGATTGACCGGTGTTATTGTTTTAAGCACTTCAGCAAACTTTCCTCTTTTCTTTGGTGGAAATGTTTTTGTTGCTCTAACCATTACCCACTGCTTTGCCTCTGGTATTGCCAATAAGTCTGTGATAATTTCCTGCTCAAGTTTAGCTAAGTCTGTTATGATATTTGCTTTGGTTTTTGTAATCAGTGCCATATCAAGCTCTGTGCCAACTTCCTCCATTTGTATAGTTACTGTTTTATACAACGGCATTACCTCATCAGTAAAGAAGAAATCCCACAACTCCTGTTCTTTGAGTATAGGAAGATAATAAGTCATAATGCGTAGTGTGAGATCAGTATCCGCTGCCGCATACCGACCGAGTAGCTCCATATCCGCTTTATAGATTTCAAAGTTTTCTTTTGTTACCTGACCACCATTCTTTTTGATGCTTTCTTTCATCAGGATCTGTTCTTCATTTGCTTCCTTTTCAGCTTCAAGTCCAAGTTCGTGTTGTAATTCCACAGCAACGTCTTTCAAACCGAAAGGTCCATCTTCTTGTAATGTGTGTCTGAGTAGTAGTGTGTCACAATACAGATCCTCTCTAAGATCGATACCGTAAAAGTTTTTAGTGTATCTAATATCAAATGATGCGTTGTGCATCACCAACTTTTTACCTTTTAGCAAGTTGATTAGTTGCTTTGCAATGTCATCACAAGACTTTCCTGCAATGTGTGAATCTATTAGTGCCTGACACTCGTTGTCCCAATATCGGGTTGGAAAATAATAACCTTCGTTTAGATTTGCAGATACTGAAAAACCAATGATCATTCCATTGCGTGGATTCACACTTGTGGTTTCTATGTCATATGCAATTATGTTTCCACCCTTAATGTAATTTGCTAGCTCTACAACACCAGCTTGGTCGGTAATAATCTTGTAACTTTTTTCCATAACTTAACAATACAAAATAAAAATGAAAAAGCCAACACTAAGGTTGGCTTACGGTCTGGGGGCGTGTTTATGTTTTTTAGGAGAAATACAACTCTGCCTCAGCAGCTCTTCTTTTCACAAGACCTTGTAATACTTTACCACCAGCCTTTGTCCACTTTAAAAACTCATCCTTGATTGTTGGATCGTTTGGATTAGCATTCACTTTTTTAAGAAGTGTGGATGATTTGAGGTTTGCTGGTCCTAGGTTATATGCAAAGCTAACTAATGCGTCAAATTGGTTTTGGTTAATATCATCGCGACAATAAGAGTCAACATACTTTTCAAAAGACACTAACATACTTTTAAGTAGTTCAGTTCCTTGTGCTTCGTTGATTGGTTGGTCTGTCATGCTAACCTTTTTACCATCAGGGTAGAATGTTGCACCGTATCCAATAGTTGGGATTCCAGCTGGGCATTTGTAGGGTTTGGATTCGAAGCCTTCAAACTTCTTAATCAGCTCAATTCCTTTTGGTCCTGTTTTTGTGATTTTCATTAACTGTGTTGTTTATTTTATGATTGCACCAAAGACAAATTCATATGCTTCCTCACCATTGAAACCCATACCATCCAATACATCTATTAGTTGGTTCATGTTTTGGGCTCTCATTATTTCTTTGGATGCTGATTTTGATGCTTTCTCGCTGAAATCAGATTGGATGTATTTTTTATATTCTTCAATACATGCTTGTTTTACTTGTTCGAATGTAACTAAGCCCGTGCTTTCTTCTTTTAGTACTTTGGAGATTTCTTCTTTGATGATTTGTTGTAGTTCAGATTTTTTCATTGTTGATTGGTTTATTATAAATAGTACAACGTTAATTAAAAGAACCTCTTCTACAACTCCTTCTTAGCATTTCTATATTAGATTTTACTAAATCCATATCCACACCACTCATATCGTAGGTTTCTAGGAAATTGTGTGGAGTAGGGATTCTTGTCTCAGAGTCTTTGGTAAAATCAACACCATGAGCTGCTGCAAGTACTGGATACACACTATCAGTTGATCTCATGGCTGGGTGATCATAATAGGCAAACTCTGTGTACGATCCTTGCCCTAAGCAGTGGATGGGTTTCAGTAGCATACCTCTTTCTTTAAGATAATCGTAAGCCATGTGACGAGCTTCCTTAATACCCTGATCATCTTTCCACTCAGGTAGCCATGCTTGTGGGATTGCAATCTTAGAGAATCCAATTGTGTGAATCCAATCCTTTTTTAACCCCCACTCATAACACTCTAACCAATCCTCTTTAGTTTTACCTTGTGGACAGAAAAAGATATCGATTGTGTCTAGCAAGCCCTCCTTTTCCATTCTAATTTTAAAAGACACTGCATTTTTGATTGTTTCATCTTTATCAAACAAAACATCCGGTGCGATTACTTCACTTGGTATCAACTCGTGACAAATGTCAATAAGTACATCCTCAGTCACTAAAGCTCTTTCAGCAGCACTGTTATCGAGTGTGATCCATCTATCCAAGTCCTCATCAACAAGACTGAGTATAAAGTCGCGGTATTTTTGTGATTGTACCCATAAGTGAGCAAGTACAAAAATTCTCTCTCCAAGCCTCATTGGCTCTAGATTGCTTAGTGGTGATATAACGTAGAAATCCATATTAGTTTTTTGTGTAAATGTATACAAAAGGAACGTATCCAAAAGTTGTGTCTACCGTCCAGTATTTCATATAAATTGCTTTTGTGTTTATTAGAGTCTACTTTGATCGATGAGAGCAAAAAACTCGGCACGAGTACCTACCTCATTAGTCCAGAAATATCCACTCATCTGTGACGTTTTCATTACACTCTCCTGCTTAATGCCGCGGCACTTAACGCAGTTGTGTTGACTTTCTATAACCACAGCCACTCCGCGATTGCCAATGCACAATCTATCAATATGATCGTGAATCTGCTTTGTTAAACTTTCTTGTATGTTTGGTCTACGTGAGTAGAAATCAACAATACGGTTAAGTTTACTCAGACCAATAACCATATCTGTTTTCTCCTTTCCTGGTATATATGCTACGTGAGCAACTCCAGAAAAAGTAAGATTGTGGTGTGCACACAGACTCATTACTGGAATACGTGTCTGACAAATCAATCCAGTATAGCCTTCATCGTTTGGAAAAGCTGTAATTTCTGGTTCATCACTAACCGAACCCTTGATGAGGTCGTGAATCCAAGCTTTTGAAACTCTCATTGGTGTGTTAGCACTATGTGGATCAGCCTTCCAATCAAAGCCTAAAGCTGTTAAGAACTGACCATAATACTCTGCGGCTTGTTCGATCATTTTTTGTTTTTCTTCCTCTGTACGAGGAATATTACCATTAACTTTGTTGAGTAACTTCATAATTGTTTAATTGTTTATATTCGTATATTTGTTTAATTATAGTAAAAAATTCCTTAGGTTGCAAATCCCATTTTAATTCATTTACAAGTTTATGTACCCACTGAACGTTTCCTTCTATATAACCTTTTGTTGGATCTATCCTATCTAAAGACCCGGTCTGACCCTTCCAAGGTGTACCTTTTATATCGATGTCTATACCACTAATAGCACACTTTTCTTTTTGAGTTTTATACAAATCTGCGACATATTGTAAGGTGATTGTAAACTCGATACCTCTACTTAATGCATTTCTCTTATAATTGTGAAAGAAGTTTATAGATATGTCATCTATACGCTCACCAAATCTTTTCTTTTTACCACAAGAATCGCACCTATTTCTTTTACCAGTTTCCAATTCTTGCTTCGTGCAGAAAGTTTTTTTACCACACCTGCATTGCACAGGAAATTGTATCGCGCCATTCTTCTGTCTTTGGATTTCAGCATCTAAAACTATATAATCTCCGTACACATTTCCTACTAAAGAGTTCATATTAATTGTTTATTATACTATACGAATCTTTTAGCTTGTTTTGCAACTCTAAAAGACCTAATTTTTCATCACGAGCATCTGCTTCTTCAAACGTAATATCATCTTTGGAAATTGCCCTATCATAAAATCTATACTTTCTGATTTCATCTGGAACCTCTAGCCAAATCATATCAACAGTATCTATTCCGTATTCGGCAACTAATCCTAGCACAATACTATATTGTCTGATTCCATCAATAACTACTTTTTCATACTTATCGATTTCCTGACACAGTTCGTGATGAATCTCTTGATCTAAGTGTGCTGTGTTTTGTAGTTCACTACGAGAAACCTTACCTGATACTCGTTTAACAATATCCGATACTGTGATTCTTTTTGCTTTTGTGACATAGCACAAGGCGTCTGCGTATGTGCTTTTGCCACTACATATCTTTCCGAATAGTAGAACTATTTTATTTGTTTGTAGCATAGTCTTAATGTAAGAAATAAAGTCGAGATTTGCAACATTAAACATTCAAGGTTTTGTTCCAAGCAGCAATGTGCAATCTTGTTAGTCCTCTAAACTTGTACTTTTTAGCCATTTCCATTACAAATTGAGTACGTTCTTCAAAGTCAGCTACATCATCGAGTCCAGGCATACACACAACATTTTTTAATGGAATGTTAAACGGCTCAATAAAGTCACGGAAGATTTCTTTTACATCATCCTCAGTACTAATAACAAACTTGAATTGGTAGTTTGAATGTTCCATTATACGTTTAATGGCTTTTTCTACAATACGTTTATTTCTTGCTTGTCCTGAATTTTCTAGTTTAGGTGAGCAGTTGATTTGATGCAACATTTTAAACAATGGTTCTTCAATGTATATTGTACCATTTGTTTCTATTTCATTAAACACCTTAATAACATCTTGTGATATCCAATGATGAAAAAAGTTAACGATTGCTTCCTGATGCTTAGGTAGTGTAGGTTCGCCACCTGTCCAAATAATATGAACGGTACCATTTTTAATATCATCATAAACACCCTCTTCTTTCCACCTGTCAATCAGGTATTGAAAAGGTTTATCTTCACCTCTCCATAACCATTGCGATGTACTATCACAAGTCCAAGTTGCTTTACCTTCCTTATGAAGATCACCTACAAAGATTTCACCATCCTCAAGTGATTTTTCTTTCTTGAGTTGATTCATAAACTTTGCAGACATTCCGCATTGCAAGTTACACATTCCTAATCTCACAAAGTAGGATGGTACTCCTGATGATATTCCTTCCCCTTGGACTGAATAAAAGTCCGAACTAATAAGTAATTTATTTTCCATGTTATTGTTTTATCTTTCTACTATACCAAAAAATTCACCGTCTTCAGATACTGCACATCTGCATAGATTAAACTCCTTTACAAGCTCCTCGGCCAACATCTCACATGATTGGCCAGTAAAGTTACAGCATTTGTATTTTGAGTCATAGTACTTACGTCCTATGTATTCTTTTATTTTGTGCTTGAATTCGATAAACTCAATGTCTCTATCTCCATGTGTTACTTCAGCTCTGCACAAGAATCCAAAGGTGTGTCTGTGAAGGTATTTCAAGTAATCTACCTCATCAATGCTGCAGTTTGGGTAGCTATGTACCCCTTCAATGTCCAATTTCACTTCAATAAATCTTTTCATAATAGTAGTATACTCATTTTAAATCAAAAATCCAAATTATCTCGTTTTATGTTTCTATTCACAAAGCTACAAAGAGGTTTTAGATTTGTATAGTGGTTTAATCTAATAATGTCATCTATACTCTCTGCTGTAGAGATTGGTACTATGTGATCAATGTCCCATCCTGTATTTGGCACACCATCATACAATCCTTTATTTTCCCAACTCATCCAAGGCTCAAATAAACTTTCAATATATTCTTTAAAATCCTTAAAAGAACACCCTAAAATTATCTCAGTCTTTGTTGGTTTATTATAACCCTTTCGCTTAAAGGCCTCAGTTATTGAGGATCTTAAAGTTTCTGATAAGGCAAACAATGGGTCTGTTTGTCTCTTTTTCGAATTGTAAGCGACTTTATACGTCATACGAGCCTGTCTATTGCGTTTATAATAATTTAAAGAGTGCTCTCTAGCTTTTTCTAAGTTATATTTTCTATATTCTCGAGCTCGTTCTACAACCATTTCGTTATTTTTCAACTGCCAACACCTTACATCTTGTATAGCACACTTTTTGCAATAGGTTCTATGACCATCCTTTGCTGCTTTAAGTTTGTGATAATCCTCTAGCGATTTTACTTCTCCACATTTTGTGCACTTTTTCATAATACCTTTCATAATAAATAGTACACACGTGGCCCAAAACCCAGCCACTGACCTACTTATAGTCGGACTTTCCCAACCACTGGCCGTTGTAGGCTTCTGATTCGTTGTTTTGGAATACTAGTAGTTGAGCTACACGAGCACCCTTTTCAATTGCAATAACTTCAGTCACAACAAGTACAGCTCCTATCTCATCTACAGAAAATCCCGGATCAAATACGCCACTTGTGATAACACCTCCACATCTAAGTACACTAGATCTATGTCTAATGAATGCTGTGTGGTTATTGTCCAGTGTAATGCCTTGCTCAAAAGTTAAGCTGTAAGTTCCTGGTTCTAGTTTGTAGATATACTTGTCTGTTGGTGTCTTGTTTGGAAATACCTCAGTGTAATCTCCTATTGTAGTTTTTTCGGCAGTGATTACACCACCATTAATTTTTTTAACACTTTTAAGTGTGAGGTCATAGCCAACTTGGGCTCGAGATCCTTTACCTCTAGTTTCAAGAAAGGTCTCTACTTGATACGCGTTGAGTAACATATGATTTAATTAAATTGAAGTTTATACTTGTAATATACCGCAAACCATCGTAATTTGCAACAACAACATCCAGTAAGTTTGCATGCATACTGTGATCTGGGCATATACCCATAAAGTGTAGCAGTTCGTGCATATTATATTGTTTTGGTATTTTTGGCAAAGTACTCACGTAAAAAAGTAACTGGATACCTAAGGATAGGGCCTTTGTATGTTCTTGTTTCTACGAGATGTGTATCTATTGGCACTTTGGCTGCAACGGCAGCTTCTGCAACAGCTTTACCTAAGTCTGGTCCAGCTGCATGTCCTAAATACTCGTACAACGATGCCATCTCTTGATTGTTTACATTTTTGATTTTCATAATTTTTATTTTTAAGTTAGTGATGAAATAATTTGTTCATAGTTACCCAGCTGAACAAATACTGGGGTTCCAGGTCCAAGGTCTGCTGGAAATATATTTTTGTCTAAGTAGTTCCAAGATTCTTCCACACTCATTCCCTTTTGTTGTAGTATCTGCGCCATCCTTTTTTGGTCATACACTACACGTAAAGATCCTTGAGTAGTTGCTATACCAATAACAGCCTCCTCAAAGCCATCAGCGAACATTATGTCTTTTGGGTGTGATTCTTGAGGTGTCATGGTTTGTATACAGCACTGTTTCTTTTGTTTTCAAAAAACTCAACCTCTACCACCTTTACCCGACCTTGAGTTTCAGCTTGCACAAACTCATTTACCTTATCGTAAACAAACTTAGCAAACTTCTCAGCTCCAACCGGTCCTTCAAGTATACGTAATTGCACAACACCCTTTCGATCCAATTCTTTAAAGGTTTCTAACTCCGGATCGTCTGGTGCAATAACGGTTGTGTGGTCAAACATGTAGTCAAACCAAGCTTTTGGATTCATACCATCAATAGTACCCTTTGCTCTTTTCATTCCTCCAAAATCCCACACCCAGTTACGATGATCTAACTCACCTTCGAAGGTTATTCTGAATTCTACGCCGTAGCCATGTATAAATTTGCTAACAATGGGTACCCTCAGCTTTCCACTGGCGGAAAACTGTCGAGTACCCATCAAATAATTTTGTAGAGTTAAACATAATTTTAATTTTTATTTGTTTTGTGTTTTAGTAAACTTACCCAAATTAGCTCGATTAGACAACTCTTTTCCATTAAATCTTCCCCTAATCCATCCTTCTAATAGTCTAGGGTCGTTTGCGGTTGTTCTTAGTTGCTCTCCTGTTGGTTTATGGTACCATTTTGTATTTTTAGTTTTAGCAGCTCCAGCAATGGATCCTTTGGCGGTCCTGTCCTTTGTAGCGATACCTTTTTGTTTCCATCCTTCCCATCCCTTTTTTGCAAACTCAGCTAAATCGTGTTTATTATATTTTTGCTTTTTAGCTTCCACAGCCTTTTTAACTACTTCCGGATTTTGCAACCCTTGTGATCCTTCTGCTACTCGCTGCTCTATTTTTATTCTACTCGCCTCCTTTACAGCCGGATCTAAAAAAGGATGATTACCGTTTTTCAATCTCTTTTTATTTGATTTACTCATTAACTCGGATTTAATCTGTGGATCGATTCCCATCCTCTGTGCTATTCGGAAAGCAGCTGCCCAATCACCTTGTCTTAGATGTATGTGGTAGTGCTCTTCGATTGATACACACTGTAGGTTTGATGGTTCATTATTTTTATTGTCACCATCGATGTGGTGAATTTCAAACTTTCTACCATTGTCGTCTACAGGAATAGGACCATTTAATTTTTCCCAAACTTTTCTATAGTTTTTCACAACACTATTTCATATAAATAGTACCGTATCCGTGAAACATTATACTGTTTCTTCAAATATACCAATTAGTTCTGAGGTTACCAACAGGAACACTGCTATCCCTATGCTGAACGGTATTGTTACATATCCTAAGATACGTACACAGGATTTAATGAAACTCGCTTGTTGGTGTTTTTTTGGATCTGGTTGATTCATTTTGTGCTATTGTTTTATAATTGTGATAAAATTGTTTGAGGTCTTGTTCCCAGTCAAAGTCTAATGCTTGGTCCCACACATCAATACCAAACTCTAATATAAGACTTTCCTTTAAAGAAAACAACAGCTTTGTTTCAAGATTGTCGTGATCTTCCATAAGACGGTTGTACCGCTTTATATATTTGCGATACACTTGATCTAGTTTATCTTGCAAACTTAAAGGACCTCCCAGCCACTTTGCTGCTATCTTTTCTTGTTCGTTTTTACACCACTCCAGTTCTAGCAATGCTTGACGACGATAGTCACTATAATCATAGTCTCCGTGTTCAATTTGTTGTAATAGGAATGATTTGCCTTTAAAGGCTTGTTTGCGTGTGAGTGGTCGTTTCTTTTTGAACCTTCGCCACCAATTGAATTTTCCCATAACGTAACTATACAAAAAAAGGCTTACCGAAGCAAGCCTTTTT